TCGGGCGCGACCGGGCCTACTGGTGCAACAGGTGCCACTGGGCCGACCGGGTCCGCGCCGCGCCCCTCCGACAAGAAGTAAAGGTGCGCCAATGGGCATGTCCATGGACGAGACCCAGCGTCTGGAGGCGCTGGAGACGCAGGTCAACGAGCTGTTGGTTGCGCACGGGGCCTTGCGCAAGCGTGTCGATGAGCACCTCGACGGGGTGGATGTCGCCGAGGATGCTCCCCCGAAGGGGGGCGCGGGCACCCGGCGCGTCCCGCGCCTGCAGGGTGAGGACAGCAGCGCCTGATGGCCTACGATTCGTATCGGTCGGAGCGGGACTCCGACCGGACGTATTCGCTGCGGGCCTGCCTCGCGGGCGAGCTGGCGGCTGCGGTCGGCGGGGACGGCAGCTCGCTGTCGACCGACCGCTCCAAGGCGATGCAGTATTACGCCGGCGACGGGTTTGCCGGCGACGACGAGACCTCGGGCCGCAGTCTCGTTGTGATGAAGACTGTGATGGAAAACATCGAGTGGGTGATTCCGGCCCTCCTGCGCATTTTTACCGCAAGCGACAAGTTGGCGATCATCGAGCCGCTGCGCGAGCAGGACAGCGAGGCGGCGGTGCAGGCGACCGAGTACGTCAACTACATCATGATGACCGAAAACCCCGGTTTCATGATCCTGCACGACTGGTTTAAAGATGCGTTGCTATGCAAGTTAGGATGGGTAAAACGCTACTGGGACGCGAGTAAGAAGACCGAGATACGCGACTACACCGGGCTCCTGGAGGAGCAGTACCAGGCGCTATTGGCCGATCCCGATGTCGAGGTGATCAATGAGACGAGCCGGACGCTCGACGGGGTCGATATTTCCTTTGAGCAGCCGGTCCCGGCGGCGGTGAAGGTCTACGACTGCAAATTGCGCCACACGTTGGATTACGGCCGGATTCGCATCGAGAATGTGCCGCCCGAGGAAGTGCTGTTTTCCCGCCGCGCAAAGCGAGGCGTCTTACCGTTTGTGTGCCATCGCACCGAGCGGACGGTGTCGGACCTGATCGAGGCCGGGTACGACGCGGACACGCTGGAAGAGGCGCCGGCCGGGACGGCTACCTCCGGCGAGCGGCTCGAGCGGTACGCGCTCTCCGACAGCCCCGAGGGCGGCGAGCGTAGCGATTTTCCGATGCGCACCCTCCTCGTGGAGGAATCCTACCTGCGCTACGACCGGAACGGCGACGGGGTGGCGGAGCTCCTCAAGGTCACATCAGTCGCCGATGGCGGCCTCATCTTGACCAAGGGGGGTGTCGAGGACATCGAGGAGGTCGACGAGGTCCCGCTGGTCAGCATTTGTCCGGTGCCGACCCCGCACCGGCTGGTTGGCCTCAGCTTGGCCGATTTGGTGATGGACCTGCAGTACTACAAATCGGTCCTGATCCGGCAGATGCTCGACAATCTGTACCTCTCTAACATGCCGGAGATCATCGTCGGGGCGGACGGCATCACCGACGAGACCTACGACGATTTATTGAACCGGCGCCCCGGCGGGGTGATCCGGGCGCGCAATGCCGCGGCGATAGTCCCGCACACCGTGCCGTTTGTCGCCGGCCACGCGTTTCCGATGATCGAGTACCTCGACCAGACCGCGGAAATTCGCACTGGGGTTGCAAGACATAACCAAGGACTCAATCCTGACGATCTAAATAAAACCGCTACGGGAGTGAATCTCATCCAGCAGGCGGCGGCGCAGCGGGTCGAGCTGATAGCGCGGATTTTCGCCGAGGGCGTGCGCGACTTGGTTTCCGGGGTGTTGGACCTGATCCGCCGCCATCAACAGCAGGCGCGGATTATCAAGGTGACCGGCGACTGGATCAGGATGGACCCGCGCGAGTGGCGCCACTCTATGAGCGCGACGGTCAGCGTCGGGCTGGGGACCGGCAACCGCGACCAGATCCTGCAGCACCTGATGATGATTTTGCAGATCCAGCAGGGGATGGTACAGCACCAGGGCGGGGTGCAAGGCCCGCTGGTATATGCCCACAATATCTACGACACGGTCGAGCGCATCACCGCCAATGCCGGCTTTAAGGAGAGCTTTTTTACCGACCCATCCGCCCCGCCGCCGCAGGGCGCCCAGCCGCAACAGCCAAAGCCCGACCCCGCGATGATGCAGGCGCAGGCCAAGATGCAGTCCGAGATGGCGATGGGCCAGGCCAAGATGGAGGCGGTCATGCGCAAGAGCGAAGTCGACGCGATGATCGCCCAAATCAAGGCGCAGGCGCAGCTTCAGTTGGAGCAGGAAAAGGCGCGCAACGACATCGTGGTCTCTCAGATGCGCGAAAGTGCCAAAGCCCAGCGCGAGGCGATGGAGATCCAGATGCGCGCCGCCTCGGGCGCCTACACGGTGGGCGACACGCAGCCCAAGCCGAACGGCAATGGTAACGGCGGCGCTTACTGATGTCTGAAGGCGCGCCCACCGACGTCAACGTCCTCGGCGAGGAGGCGGCGCGGCTGTTGGAGTCGCCGGTGCTGGAGCTGGCGTACCAGAGGGTCGCCGACAAGCTACTGAATACGTTCAAAGATTCCGCGCCATCTCAGGTTGCCGAGCGCGAGGAAGCCTACCGGCTCTACTGGGCATTGCAGGCCGTGCGCGGCGAACTGCTCGCGCTTGTCGGTGCCTGGAAGCTGAAACAGCGTACATAAAAGGGTTTTTCTATGTCGGACACACCGCTGCCGAACGGTTCGGCCGGCGAGGGCGCGGTTGCGCCATCACCGCCTCCGGCGGCAATACACGACGAGTCTTCGGCAATGGAGGCCCTTCAGGGCCTCTTGTCGGAGGACTCACCGCAAACACCGCCCCCCGCCCCCGAGGGCGGGGGCGATGAACCCCCGGCGGAAGCCGGGGCAGATGACGAGGGCGAAGTCGACGGCCAGGCGGAAGCAGAAGAGGCTCCACCGCCAGCTTTTGACCCGCCCGCGTCATGGTCTGCCGAGGATGCCGCAGTATTCCAAACGCTCCCACCCGATGCCCAGGCGATCCTCGCCCGGCGGGAGAGCGAGAGGGATCGCGACTATCACAGCAAGACCCAAGAGATCGCGGCCGAAAGGCAGGCGATCGGACAAGCGCAGGACACCTACGCGCGCTCTCTCGAGCAGCTCGTGGCCCTGGCGGTCCCGGAACTCGAGCAGTTTCGTGCCCTGGACTGGCAGCGCCTCAGCGTCGAGCAACCCGCGGAGTACGTCCGCCTTTCTGCCTATCGCGATGCGCTAAGGCAGCGGGTCGACACCCTCCAAGGCGAGCATGCCAGGGTCTCGCAACAGCGCCAAATGCTGGAGGCGAGACAGCGGGCCGACATCATCGCGCAGCAGAAGGAGGTCCTCATCCAGAGGGTCCCCGAGTTCCGCGATCCGCAGAAGGCCCAGCAACTGACGCGCGATCTGACGACCAACTTGGCCCAGCACTACGGGGTCACCGCGGAAGAGGTCGCTTCCCTGATCGACGCCCGCCAAGTGGCGATCGCGCTCGATGCGGTGAAGTGGCGCCAGCACGTCTCGGCGAGAGCGGCCGCCGAGGCCAAGCAAAAGGCGGCGCCGGCCCCGACGATGCAGTCGGCGGGGACCCCGGCACAAGCCGACAACCGTGGTCGCCGGATGCAAAACAAGATGTCCGCGCTGAAGGAGAGCGGCAGCGTGCGCGACGCTGCTTCGCTGATCAAGGAGTTGTTGTAGCGCGCCGCCCCCAACCCAAAGCCGCCCTCGAGGGGCAGGCGGCCTCGCGAGCGCTGTGAAGCGCCCGCATCCCTCAGATGGAGCCTCTTATCATGGCTATTGTACCAAATACCGTCACCACCTTCGCCGGCGCCCCCGGTATTCAGGGGTTAAGAGAAGATTTGACGGATGTTGTATATAATTTATCGCCTACTGAGACACCCTTTATGACCAATATCGACCGGGGGAAGGCGACCCAGGTCTTACATGAATGGCAAACTCACGCACTTAGATCACCCGCAGTCAACGCAAAGATACAAGGCGACGACGCGGCGTTCAGCGCGGGCACGGTAACCGTCCGTCTCGGCAATCGCACACAGATCTCGGGTGAGACGGCGGTTGTGTCGCGCACGGCGCGGGTGGTCGACAAGGCCGGCCGCTCCGACGAGATGAGTTTTCAGGTCGCTACCAAGATAAAGGAGGTTAAGCGCGATATCGAAGCCGGGTTGCTTGCCAACCAGGCACGGGTGACCGGCACGACAACAATCGCGCCGCAGTTGGCGGCCGTCTTGGCCTGGATCAAGACCAACACTAGCTTTACGGGGACTAACCCGACCGGCGACGGCAGCAATGCTAGGACTGACGGGACGACGCGGGCCTTTACCGAGCCGTTCTTGAAGACCGTGCTGCAGTCGATCTACTCCAACTCGTCGGAGGAACCCGACGTGTTGATGGTGCCGCCGGCGCAAAAGGTTGTTGCTTCCGCGTTTCCCGGTAATGCGCAGAAGACGACGGAAGTGACAAATAAGAAGCTCGTCACCGCGATCGACATTTATGTCGGCGACTTCTCGACCGTGACCATCATTCCGAACAGGTGGATGCGGGCCCGCGACGCGCTGGTATTACGCTACGATTTGTGGGCGCTGTGCTGGCTGACACCGATGAAGACCGAGGAATTGGCGAAAACCGGCGACGCGGACAAGCGCCAGGTGATCTGCGAGTACACGCTGGAAGCGCGTAACGAAGTCGGCAACGGCGGCATCTTCGACCTGACGTAAGGAAGGTCGGAGGCGGGGGTCGTTCGTGCGTAGCCGCTGTGGCCTGACCCCCCGGGCACACCTCCCCTGCCCGGGGGTTATTCATGGATCGTGCGATGGGCCAGAAACTTTTGTTCGACTATGACTCGTTTACCGGCGCGTATGAGATGTACGAATACGACGAGGACAGCGATCAAACGCTGATCACGCGCACCGGGCCGGATCTGCAGCCGCAGCTCGATGCGATTGCCGAACTGCACAATCACGACGAAAACAAGCACCCGGTGTTCGGCTACCGCGTGGCATCTATTTCGACCGAGTTGGTCCACCATTGGATGGTGACAAAAGGCGTCAACGCGATGGACCCGCGGCACTGGCCGGAGGTGAAAAAGCTCCTTAACGACATCGAGTACCAGAAGCTGCGCCCGCACCGCTGGAGGTTGTAGCCGCATGGCGATAACCAGCTGGCGGACCAAACTTGCATACCCGCTGTTTCATCTTATAATTGAGCGGCGTGACCGGGTGTTGTCGCACCCGGCCAAGCCTAACCCCAGGCAAGGAGTGAGCCATGCCAGAGGCTGCCGATACTTTACCCCGCAGCGTAGCCGAAGCCAGGAAGATCGGATCAAGCCGGTATTTTACCGGGAAGCCGTGCGTTCACGGGCACGTCGCGCCGCGAGCAACGTCGAGTATGCAATGTTGCGGCTGCATAACGGAAAGGTACGCCGCCCTCTATGCGCGGCGCAAAGACGAGCAAAACCGCAGAAATCGGGAGCGATACGCAAACGACCCCGAATATAGAGCTAAGATACTGCGCGTTCAAAGTTATAAAGAAACTCGGCTGAAAGTCAACCTAAGAAGAAAGCAGAGATACCACGCCGATCCGGTGTATCGAGAGAAAATGCTGGCCTTGAGACGCGTCAAGGTGGCGACTCCTGAAGTCCGGAGGAAATTAAAAAGCACGATGTTGAAGGTACTTTATGGTATCACGCTAAATGAATATAATCACATCCTCGCCCGTCAAAACGGCGTGTGTGCAATATGCGGCAACCCACCGACGAGACATCTGGACGTTGATCATTGCCACAAAACTGGCAGGGTCCGTGGTCTACTGTGCAATAACTGCAATAGGGGCCTCAGCCTGTTTTCTGACGAAGCTGCCATGGTGTTGAAGGCATTTCACTACTTGGAAAGTAACGATGTCTATTAGTTCATACAACAACCTCATTATCAGTCTTCTACATTGGTTGGGGCAGCCCAACGACCCGCTGGTGACCCCGCATGTGGCGGATTGCATCCGGCTGTTCGAAGCCGAAGCGGATCGCCGGTTGCGCACGCGCTGGCGCGAGACTGATGCGGTTTTGTCGCCGCTCACGATCACGCCGCTGATCGCGGGGGCCGAGGTGATCGACCCGGTCGTGGCCCTGCCGGACGATTTTAAGTCGCTGCGCTCGATCCGGCTGCGCGGCATCGGTTCAAGCTCGCTTGAACCTGCACCCACGGTCAATCTGACGTACTTGCCGCCCGACCAGCTCACCGCGAGCGAGGCGTGGTACTACACGATCGAGGGCCTCAACCTGCGGTTTGCATCAGCGCTCGCCGACACCGACGAGATCCTGATTACCTACCAGCAAGGGCTGACCCCTCTCGCGCCGAATGTGATGTCCAACTGGCTCCTGCGCGAGCACCCCGACGCGTACCTGTTCGGCGCGCTGGCCGAGCTCGAGGCTTTTGTCGCCAACGACGAGCGGGTGGCCGGTGCGCTGGCGCGGCGCGAGGCGATTTTCGCCTCAATCCTGGATGAGGACCGGCGTAGTCGGGTCGGCGGCGGCAAGTTGGTGATCCGGCCCGATATCGCCTTTCCACTCGGCCGCCGGGTGCGCTCCCCAACCCCGGTGTGGTGATGGCAGACTCGATACTCGACTACCTGCGCGACGCGCTGAAAGGCCCCAAGGATTCCGCGCCGCCGCTCTCGAGCGCAGCGATGACGGCCGCGTTGTCGGGCGAGGACCCCAACGCCCAAGCGGCGTTTTTGGGCAGTTACATCAAGGACGCGCTGTCTCAGAGCCAAGCAAGGCTTGGCCCGATGCGGGTGGCTCAGCGCGGCCTCCCGGCTGACGCTGAAAACGCGCTTGCCCGCGACAGCGCGGCGTACAGCGCGGATTGGTGGAAAGCGCTGCGGCAAACCTATGGCGGCAGTAATCCGCCCGATCAACTGCTGCCCGATATAGGGCACTTCGCTCCCCGCAAACGGGACGATATGGGGGCAGCGGTTTGGCCTCACGCGGAGTCTGCGTGGCCGCCGCAATACCCGGTATCGCCGTTCACCAAGCCGTTCTCCAGCAAGCGTGGCTGGCAGAGCAATCCTTACGACAACCCGCCGATCAGCGATGCCCCAGCGGGCAGTGGTTACGAGCCGTTCGCCGATCCCAACGCCGACCTGATCGACCGCTACCGCTGGCTCTGGAGCCCCCCTGCCTCCGCTAGGGGCGGAGGCTGATGGCGCGCTCGGCCCGCACGCTCACGATGGTGCCGTTCGGCGAGTGGACCCCCGACCTGCCGGCGGTCGGCAACCAGGGCTTGGTTATGGCGAGGAACGTGATCGCCGTGACCGAGGGCTCGTACACCGGGATGCCGAGCCTGGTGCCGTTTCAGGACGCGCTGCCCAGCCAAGTCAGCGGGCAGTATTCGCTAACGGACGTGTCCGGGGCCGCCACCGAGTGGGTCGGCGACACCAACAAATTGTGGGTCAAGGAGACCAGCTCTGCGAGCTGGATCGATGCCACCAAGACCGGCGCCACCTACAACCCGGCCGCCGGCGCGGGCCACTGGACGGCGACCGCCTTTGGCAAGCGCATCATCTTCGCCAACGGTTGGGACCCGGTGCAGACCTACCTGCACGGCACCGACAGCCGGTTCTCCGACCTGGCGGCGTCCGCGCCGCGTGGCCGCTACGTCGCGGTGATCCGCGACTTTGTGTTTTTGGCCAATATGGCGGCGGACGGTCTGCCGCAGCGGGTGCAGTGGAGCGCGGTCGGCAATCCGCTGTCCTGGCCGACGCCGGGCACCGACGCGGCGGTACAGGTGCAGAGCGACTCATCCGACCTCGAGCAGACCGATCTCGGGCCGATCCAGGGCGTTTTCGGGGCCGGGTTCGGCGGATCGGACGGCGCGATCTTCGCGTCCTGGGGCATTTATCGGATTTCCTACGTCGGCTCGCCGGTCATCTTCGAATTCATCCCAAGCTCCGGCGCTCCCGGGACCTTGTCGCCTAAAGCGGTTGCGGTGGCGCCGATTTCGACGCAGCGCGGTTCTGGTTTTTTTGCGCTCTATCTCTCAACCGATGGTTTTTACGCCTACGACGGTAGCTCTGCCAGCGCGATCGGCGCGCAGAAATTCGACCGGATGTTCTATTTGACCGTCGACGAGAGCGCGATCCATGACGTGCAGGCGGTGGTCGACCCGCAGCGCAGGTTGGCGATGTGGGCCTATCGCACGTCAGGCTTCACCGGCCGCTACAACCGCCTCTTGACGTACAACTGGGAATTGGGTCGCGCCACCGTGGTCGATCTGACCGAAACCCCAATCGAGTGGGTCAGCGACCGCGACAGCGGCGACCGGATTTTTCGCGTGGTCGCGTTCGCTAGCAACCATCAAATGCACAGCTTCAGCGGCCCCGTGATGGATTGCGAAATCGTGACCGGCGACCGGCAACTCTTCGCGGGTCGCAAGGCGCTGGTGACCAGCACCCGGCCGATTGTCGATGGCGACGCCAACCAAGTCACAATCACGCTCTCGACGCGGGACGTGCCGACAGACGAGGTTGTCTGGGACGCGGAGATCCCGGTCGACATCCTGGGCAACTGCCCGCAGCGCTCGGCCGGTCGCTACGTCCGATTCCGCCTGCGCCGCCCGGCTGGAACGGTGTACCGCCACATGCAAGGCATCGAGGTCGCCGCAACAGCAGCCGGCCGGCGAAGGTGAACTCGTACATCCCGCCGGCGCCGACCCAGATGGCGCCGGGCCAGGAGCGGTTGTGGCTGCGGATGATCGCCGAGAAGCTCAACCACCTGTTGCGCCGGGCCAACGTGGCCCAGGTCACCCTGACCGCCAACGCCGCCACGACCCCGATATATAATGAATCGATCTCGCCCTACGCGTCCTTACACCTCACGCCGACCAGCGCAACCGCTGCGGCTGCGACAGGTCTATGGGTCGAGCTCGGACAGGGCACCGCCACCATCCACCACAACCCCGACCCCGCCACCGACCGGCGTTTCAGCCTGCTCGTTGCCTGAGCCCGGTGGACCCTCGTCCACCGTCGTCATCCGCCGGCCCGATCCCGACGAATTGACCAGGCGGTGGCACGAGATCGCGCCGATCCTCAGCGCGGCCTGCGAGCGCAGCCGCTGCTACGAGCCGGTCGATGTCTTAATGCTAGTGCTCGCGGCGGACATGCTGCTGTGGATCATAGAGATCAACGACGAATTGGTCGCGGTCGTCGTGTGCAAGGCGCAGCAGTACCCGCGCCGCAAGGTCCTCGAGATGAAATTCGCCGCCGGCACCCGCATGCGCGAGTGGCTATCGCCTGCAACGCGGCATTTCGAGGCACTCGGGCGCGAGCTCAATTGCGATGCGATCAGCTCGACCGGGCGGCGCGGCTGGGCCAAAGCCTGTGACGCCGCCGAGGTCGACAGCGTCTGCGTGCGAGATTTAAGGGATTAACCCGATGTCATCCGGTCCCACGAAAGTCGGCACCAACACCACAACGTCCACGAGCACCCCATACAACGCCGATTATCTGACGCGGCTCTGGGACAAAGCGGAGACCCAATACGGCCAGGGCTCCACCAACTACGAGGACCCCAATCTAACCGCCGCCTACGGCAATTACCTCGGGAGCGGGTCGAACCTCGCCCAGACGACGGCGCCAGTGAGCTACGGCGCGTGGAACAACGCGGTGTCAGGCGGGCTCGGGGTCACCAACAGCCCCGTGTACTGGGACCTGTGGAACATGGGCAAGGGGCAGACCCCGACCCAGTTGAATATGACCGGCTACTCGAGCGGCCTGTCGGACATCGCCGACCGCTCCCAATCCACCGCCGAGGGCTACGCCTCGAACCTCTCCGACATCGCCTCGCGCGCCCCCGGGGTCGGCCAGAAATACGCCGATCAGACGAGCGATTACGGCGCTGGCGCGGTAGACGCCGGCAACCGCTACGGCTCGTATTTGACCGGCGCCGCCGGCGACGCGGTCAACGCCGGCAATCAGTACGGCTCGTATCTGAGAGATGCCGCCGGCAACGTAATCGGGGCCGGCAACCAGTACGGCAGCTATCTGACCGACTACGCGCGCGAGGCGGCCGACACCGGCAATCGCTACGGTTCCTATTTGACCGGCCTCGGCAACCGCACGCTGGGCAGCACCGATGCCTATCAAAACACGCTCAGGGATACGGCGTCGGGCGCGTATCTCAACGCCAACCCGTACCTCAACGACACGTTCCGCACCGCGGCGGGTCAGGTGGCGCGGACCTACCAAACCGCAACCGCACCGCAGACCGACAGCAGGTTTGAGGGGGCACAGGGCCGCTACGGCTCGGGCGCGCTCGCCAACGCCAGAAGCCAAAACGAGCAGAACCTGGGCTCGACCTTGAGCGGGTTGGCGAGCGATATCTACGGCGGGAATTACGCCCGCGAGCGGGCCGCGCAGAATGCGGCGGCGCAGGCCGGCGGTCAGCTCAGCCTCGCGGAAAGCGACGCCGCGCGGCAGGCGTACCGCGACGCTGCCACGGCTGGGCTCGGGGGTTACACCACCGGCATCTCTGGCCTCTCGAATGCCTCGCAAGCAGCCCTCACCGGCTACGGGACCGGGATCACCGGATTGAGCGACGCCTCGCGCTCCGCGCTGACCGGCTACGGGACCGGGATCACGGGGCTGAGCGATGCCTCGCGCGCGACGCTGGCGGGTTACGGCCAGGGGAGCACGAGTGCGGCCGACGCTGGCAAACTGGCACTCTCCGGTCTGGAGGGGGCGCGGCTCGGCTATACCGGCGCCGCCAATACCGCCAATACCGGGTACAACACCGCGAGCGACGCGTACCGCAACGCCGGCGCGGTCGACACCGCCAATCTCAACGCGCAGTACAGCGGCCTCAATTCGTTGCAGTCCGGGTACGACAGCGGCAACCGCAATCTGCTCTACGGGCTCGGCCAGACCGGGGAGATCAATAAGGCGCAGGTCGCCCCCTACGACACCGCGTACAAAGGCGCGTATGGGCTCGACACGGCCGGGCAGGAGACGGCCGACGTAGGGTGGAAAGACCTGAACAGCCTGTCCGGCATCCTGGGTAAAGCGATCCAGGGCGACACGAGCACGTCGCAACCGATCTACGGCAAGAGCTGGACCGATCGATTGTTGGGGCTCGGCGGCACGCTCGGCGGCGCGGCGTTGGGCGGGCCGATTGGGGCTTCGGTCGGCTCGTCCTTGGGCAACTCGCTTTCCGGTTCTGGGTCGAGCAAATAGGAGGGCGGGATGGCAGCAAGTATCGGCTCCAACATCCGCGCCGGGCTCAACCCCGACGACCCGTATTTTTATAATGTAGGCCAGCAATACCTCTTGCCCGGGATCACCGAGCAGGGTCCGGTCCGTGAGCTTCTGCCCGGGATCAAAGACCTGGGACCCGTCAGCGCTGCCCCCGGCATCCTTGCGCAACCGGCCGCTCCGCCTGCATCTGGCGGCATCCGCGGTCTCTTGTCCTCCTTATTCGGCGGCGGCGATGTCGGGGCGCTGTACGGCGACGCGCTGACACCGCAACAAGTGGCGGCGGCGAATGGGCGGCGCTTCCTCGGCGGGCTGCAGGCCGCGTTTGCCGGGCCGAGCTACTCCCTGGACCCAGGCAAGATACGGAGCGGATTCGACACGTTCGTCGCCGGGCTGACCGGCGGGCAGGGCGCGGTCGACGAAGCAGCGGCGCAAGCGCTGAAGGGCTCGGAGTTCGGGCTGAAACGGCGCCATGTCGGCGTGGAGGAGCGCGAGGTCGGGGCCAAGGAAAAAGAGGTCAGCGTCAAGGAACAGGAGGCGCGCGACAAGGCCGCGCTCGACGCGAAGTTCTGGAAGTGGATGTTCGGCCAGAACCCGGGGGCGATGCCCGGGCTGTTGCCCAGTGTGGGCGGGGACGGTGGCGCACCGGGGGGCGGCAGCGGGACGAGTGCGCCGCCGGGGGGCGGGGCCGGAAGACTCGGCTTTGGCGATTTGCGCCAGCTCGCCGTCAACGCTGGGTTCAAAGGCGAGGGAGCCGACCAAATAGCCGCCATCTCGCTCGCCGAAAGCGGCGGCGATCCCTACGCACACGGCGACAAGCGCCTCGGCGGTTCCTACGGAGTGACCCAGATCCACCGCCCGGCGCACGGCGACAAGGCGCTGGAAGCGTATGGCAATCCAGCGCGGGCAATGGAGCTTGCCTACAATATCAGCAAGGGCGGGACCGACTTCAGCCCGTGGACGATGTACAAAAATGGCGGCTATCGCCAGTTCCTGCCCGCCGGAGGCAGCGGCGGCAGCACCGAGCCGCCGCAACCCGCGCCTGGCGCCGGCGGGGATGCGGCACCCCGCGGTGTGTTGCCGCCGGTGCAAATGACACCTCAGAGCCCGACCGCGCCGGTCGCCGGCGACACCAGGGCGGATTTGGAGCGCAAGGACCGGCTGCGGCAGCAAGATCCCTACTTGGGGCTGGGTCCATCGGGGACGGGTTCGATGCCGCCGCCCGCTCCAGCCGCGGGGATACTGACCCCGCCAGGTGCTCCGCCGCCGGCACCCGCTGCTCCGCCGCCGATCGGAGCGCAGCCGCCACAAACCTTGCCACCCGCGCCCGGCCCCGGCCCCGCGGGCGGGATCGACCCAGCAACCCGGCAAGCGATCGGGATGCAGTACATCGGCGGCCGGCTCGGCATCCCCGGGCTCGGCGGGATCATGACCGGCTCGCCGGCGTATCAGGGGCAAATCGCAGCAGAGAAAAAGCGGGTGGATCTGCAGTTCCTCCCGCAAGAGGAGGCAATCAGAAACCTGTCGAAGTATCTCAGCCCCGAGGCCAATGTCGAATTGCAGCGCGCCCTTGCGACGGTCAAGTCGCAAGCTGAGTATCCCCAACAAATCGGCCTCGCCAACCAGAACGCCATCAACACGCAGGAAACCAACCGGCTGCAGCAGGAACGCGCGGCGCAGACCGAACTGACGACACTGCCGGTCGAATACCCCGATGGGCGGCGCCAGGAGATCACGGTTACCCGCGCGCAAGCCGCTGCCGTTCGCAACGGCACGCTGCCGCTCTCTGCCTTGCTCCCTGGGGCGCCCGGTCCTGCGGCGGGTCCAGGTCCGCTTGGCCCGACCCCTCAAGCAGCGCCGCCCGCAGGGCAGAGTTTACCCCCAGCGGAGGCAGGGGCGGGGCCGGCGCCGGCGCCAAATGCACAAGGCGCTCCCGGAGCGCCGCTCATCGGCAAGACGGTCCCGACAGAATTCGAGACCCAACTCACGGCGCCAGCGGCCAAGGCATTCCAGGCGCGGTCCGACGCGGCCCAAAAGACCGCCACCTCACTGGATGCCACCCGCGAGGCAAAGCGGCTCGTGGATAGCGGCATCTATACCGGCAAGCTCGCCGATCTGAAATTCCAGCTCGCGAAGCTGTTTGGCACCGAGGGCGGCAATGCTCGGGATACGGTGGCGCGCACCGAACAGTACCTGATATCGCGAGCCGCTACCGTGCGGGACATGATCGGCGTGCTCGGTTCCGCCAACGCCGTCAGTAACCTCGACCTCGAATTTACCCGCGAAGCGGCCGGCGGCACCAAGACCCTCGATGAGCCGACGATCCGCCGCATCCTGCTGCTTGAGGAGAGGTACGGGCGCAAGGCGATCGAGCGCTTCAACCGCGATGCCGCCAAAGTGGAAGCCAGAACCAACCTGCCATATCCGCTGCAGATCGAAATGCCGCCGTACATCCACAGACCGGAAGAGGTCAACGCCGACGTGCTGCCGCCCGCATCGGAAGGGCGCACGCCCGGCACTGCGGCGCCAGCGGCAGGCACCGTGCAGGACGGGTATCAATTCCTCGGCGGCGATCCCGCCAACCCGAAAAGCTGGCGGAAGGTGCAGTAGATGCCCGGCCCGTGGGAGCAATACCAGCAGCAGCAGCCCGCAACCCTGGCACCGTGGGAGCAATACCAGCAGCCGCAACCGGCCCAGGCCCCAGCGCCGCTCCGACCTGAGGCGTACTCCCCCCGCACCGACCCGCTCTTCCAAGCCGGCCAGTTTGCCGCGACCTACGGTCCGCGCGCGGTGGCCGGCGTGGTCGATGCCATCGCCGATCCTATGGCAGGGCTGCGGCGCTTTGTCGGCACCGGCATTATGAACGATCCGCGCATTGCAGGGGTCGACGCCCAAAATCCAGGCCCCGGCACGCGAGCGGTCGATTGGCTGTTCAAAACCACCGGCATGCCGGAGTACCAGCCGCAAGGCGCGGGCGGGCGTGTCGGCGCAGCCGGGGTACAGGGCGTCGCGGCAGGCGCCCCGTTCGGGCCAGTCGGCTCGGCGATCGGCGGCGCGGCCGGGACAGTCGGGCAGACCGTAAAAGAGGTCGGCGACCGCTACTTCCCCGAGCGCAGCGACCAGGCCGCCGAGGTGGCGAGCTTGGCGCCGGGGGTGCTGGCGGCTGGCCGCAATGCGTTCCGCCGGCAACCGGCACCCAGTGCGCGGGAGCTGACGGGGGCGGGCGGTGCGGGATACGACGCGCTGCGCCGCTCCGGCCTCGAGTATGAATCGGCGCCGACCGCGAACTGGGCCGGTCGGGAGCGGCAGGCTCTCCACATGGACGGGCTGCCGGAGGAGCTGGCGGGGACGACGCACCGGCTGTTGGGCCAGATTGAAAACCCGCCGACCACCCCGGGCACGACCGTCACCCACACCTTCGGCCAACTTCACGCGCTGCGCACCGCGCTAGGGAAGGTTGCTACCCAGACCGCGGACGGGCGGCCGACCCAAGACGCTCTTGCCGCCTCTCGTGTCATTCCCCGGCTCGACGCCTACATGGAAAACCCGGGGGCAATGTCGCTCGCCGCCGGGACGCCGGCAGAAGCCGCCGCCGCGGGTCAGCAGCTCCGCGACGCAAACGCCAATTACAGTGCAGGCTTGCGCTCGAATACCCTGACCGGCGGGCTGGCGCGCGGCGATCAAGGCATTCTGCCGCAAGCCGAGGGCGCCGCAGCCGCCGCCAATTCAGGCGCCAATCTGGACAATGCAATCCGTCAACGCGCCCGCTCGCTGGTCAACAACGAAGCCAGGCTGCGCCCGTACACCGATCAGGAAATCGACGCGCTGCGGACCATCGAGCGCGGCACTTTTGCCCGCAATACGGCTCGCAACGTTGGCAACCTGCTCGGCGGTGGGCGTGGGTTGGGAGGGTTGATTGCCGGCGGGGTCGGCGCGGGTGTTGGTTCGTCATTTGGCCCTGTCGGTGCCGCGGTGGGCTCCGCGGCCCTCCCGGCTACCGGCATGTTGTTAAAAGGGCTCGAGAACCGGCTGACCCGACGCGGCGTCCTCAACCTCGATGAACAGACCCGGGCGCGCTCGCCGCTCTACGAACAGCAGCTACAGAATATTCCGCCCTTGGAGCGCCAGGCGCAGATCGCCCGCGGCCTCTTGCCCGCCATCCTGGGCTACTGACGCAGGAGGAAAAAATGTTGCAGATGTCTGACGCGGTGAGAAATGCTCGTTTAGACTCGATTGAAACGACAATGGGCACCGCTCCGGTTCTGACTGTCCGCGTCGGCGCCCCGCCAGCCAATTGCGCGGCTGCCAACACCGCGGGCGCAGTGCTGGCAACCATCAACTTGCCCAGCGACTGGATGAACGCGGCCTCGGCCGGCACAAAAACGATGGCGGGGAGCTGGCAGGACTCATCTGCTGATGCGGGGGGCACAGCCGGCCATTTCCGCATCCACCAAGGCGCGACCTGCCACCTTCAGGGGACGATCACGGCCACGGGGGGCGGCGGGGACATGTCGGTCGACTCAACTGCCCTAACCGCCGGGCAGTATTTCACCGTGACGGCATTCACCTTGACGGAAGCCAATGGATGATACCGCGACAATCCCGTCCTCGGGCCGCATCCGGTTATGTTTGCGGGAGTTCTCGGATAGGCTGAGATATCCTAGATTCCAGGGTACGTGGAGGCCGCTGACAGCGTAGCCCTCCACCGTCTTGCCGCGCAGCGGCACAATGTGATCGACGGCCATTCCTGCGGGGCGGGCAAGATAGATCCGGTTTATTTCGTGCATGTCCACCCATGACGGCGTGCGTTGCTCTTTCTCAAATATACGCCTGAGAAATATCGCTCTCGCTTTCCCCGGATTGGCTGCCCGCCACGCATATGAATATCCGTTTGCTCGTTCTGGGTTTGCGTCGTGATCTCGTCGCCTTCTCTCCCGCTTCAGGGCGCGCGATTTTTCGATATTCTTTGCGTAATTGCGGTTGCTTCTCGCGCGCTCTTTCTCTGGATTCTCGATGCGACGGCGGCGTTGTCTCTCTCGCTCCTTCTCGATGTTCTCGGCGTATCTGATGCGGTCTCGTCGGCGTGCTTCTTCTGGATTGTCTGCATACCGCTTGCGGGTTCTTATGCGTTCCTTTTCTAGATAGTCCTCATGCTTGCGTTGCTCCTCAGGAGATCGGCCTTCAGCAAGAAGTTTCTCGCGCTGTTTTGCGCGCAATTTGCGCTGCCTCTCGCGGTTGTAGGCGCGCAGTTTTTCTAGCTTTTTGCCCGCCGGGGGCATATCTGGATCAGCCATCGTTCGCTCCTGAACAGCGGATGGTGGTTAGGGCTGGGCTGGTGGTTACGACACCAACCCGGCCCGCATCTTACCTGAAACCTCCTCCGGAGGCCATGCTTATGTGCCGACGACAGCGGAGACATTGATGGCTTACTTCCGGATTTCGGAACTTCCTGACGCTGCAGCTCCTGTTGCAGCGACTTCACTTATTGAGATATCGTCCCCGGACAACACTACAGTATCCGGGTATGACAGCCATAAAATCACAATCACAAATCTGTTCACTGACATTTCCCTAGGCGGCAACATATTTGTCCCGACCTATCCGCCGGGCACGAATAACGGCCTCGTGGCCTCAACGCAATATGTCGACCGGGCGGTCAATAATACGATAAGTTATGTCGACGGCAACTTCCTCAAGTTGACCGGCGGGACTTTGAGCGGGGATCTGCACGCTCCGAAGGTCTATGTCACGGCGGAGTATTGGTTTCAGGATCGCGGCGGGTCGGAGCAGTGGGCGCTCTATACTCAGGGCGGCATAATGCGGCTCTGGCAGGGCGACGACAGGCTGACGCTGACGAACGGCGGCTATTTGACGGCGAAAGACTTTCGCAGCGAGGGCAATGTCTATGCGCCGGCCGGATATGGCTATTTCGAGACGCACGTACAGACCAATGGCTATGGCGCTTTCGGCACGTTTGTCGAAGCCTGGGGCGACATCAAGACCCATCAGAGCTTCTACACATACTCCTCGGGCGACGCCGGGGGGTCAACCGATTGGGGGTTTTTCTCCGGCAGGCGCTGGCGGTTTAAGCAAGCCGGGGGCGACGATGCGGCGGCCGGGAGTATCGATTATCGCGGGTACGATGCCGGCGCCCTGAGCATCGTCGGTGCCGGCGGTAGCGCGCGCAACGTGAAGATCTACGATAACCTGTTCGTCACTGGTGCGATCGACGTTACCGGCACGGCTTGGCTCCACGGTGCGATCGACGTTACCGGCACGACGTTCCTGAATGACGTCTATGTAAGGTCGGGCCATTTTCTACAACTCAATAATGCGTCGGGTAGCAGTAATCTGCGGCTGTACGACGATAGCAACTCGCACATCGAGAGCACCACGAAGCTGTGGTTGAACTTCAACGGTAACGCCGTCGCTACGCGGGGCAGGTTCCAGTTCCAAGACCCAGGCGGGATCACAGATCTTATTGTGTACAACGACAGCAACTCGCATATCGAGAGCGGGACGAAGCTGTGGATCAACACGGGCGGGCAGCCAACAGAATTTGGCGGGCAAGTCACTATTGTCGAGAACGAGCCGCTCTTGCTTTACGCCCCCAACGGCCAAAATGCGCGAATTTTGGCAACGGTAGGCGGCACCCGCACTTGGAGTTTTGGTTGTAGATCCGACGGCAACTGGGGCGTCGGCGACGAAAGCGCCGGAGCGCTGCGGTTTTATATCGATACGGCCGGTACTGCTGTTTTCAATGGCCGGATGGCTATCTACTCCGGTATCGGCTCGTCCACCACAACCTTCCCGCTGACGATCGAGGCAGCGAATGACGGAACCTCCGCCTTTGTCCACATGAATGTCATTGGAGTGCGACGATGGGCGAGCGGCGTGGCGCAAAGCGCGCAATATCTTATTGTTGACTACACGGCCGGCGCCAACCGCCTGATGATCGATGCGAGTGGGTCGTGCTTCAACGGGTCGGGATCGTGGTTTTCCCTGAGTGACGCTTCCTTGAAGGAAAACATTAAACCGTATTCGCGGGGGCTTGAAGCAATCACACAACTCAACTGCGTGCAGTTCCAGTATTCGGCGGGAACGCCATTCGCAACTGAGAATGATCCCTCACCGCTTCAATACGGTTTGGTTGCTGATCAAGTTTTCCCTCATATCCCTGAGGTATGCGGGGAAACCGATGTCGACGTCAAAGGGGAAAACAGGACCGTCGGGACGCTGCGGCCAGGGGATTTAGTGTACGTCTTGATAAATGCAATCAAGACCCTGGACCAACGGCTCTCAGCCGTCGAGGCCGGAGAGCCGGCCGCGAAGCCCGATTAGTACGGATTTGAGGTAAGCAACGATGCAAGAACCAATCGACGCCGCAACGCCGATTAGCGTGACCCTGACGGCGCTTGAATGGAATCAGGTGCTGTCGGTCGTGCAAGAGGGTCCGTACCGGGTCGTGGCTCCGTTGATCGGTAAGATCAGCGAGCAGGCGCAGGCAGGGGCGGGCCTGGCTCCTGCTCGCAGCAACGGCGCAGAAACAGGGCCAAGTCACTCGTAGCGGAGCGGGCGGATGGCAACGGCTGACTACCGGGTCATCCAGGACGATCAGGACCGGGTCACACAACACGACGACGAGCGCGTTACCGAGGAGTGGATCGAGGCTAGTGCCAGCCTTGAGGTCACGCTGCAGCCTGCGACCCTGGTTGCAACGGGCCGCACCGGGCACAGCGCTATCCTCGAGGGCGTCTATTACCGCGTCACAGAGCGCAGTCCGTCCTCGTTGCACCCGGCGCCGGGCGGGGATGTCCTGGACCCAGCCCCAGGGGGCGAACTCTTCCGGCGCACCACCGAGCAGAGCTCGAGCCGCGTCCCGGGCGAAATCGATCACCGGATACTGCAGCACCAACTCCTCGGCACGCTGCGCCTGGTGGCAGAGGCGACAGTGCGCACCCACGTCGCCGAACGGCATTTCCTGTGGGCGAGCCGGGCGCGCATCGAGTGCCTCGCGGCCCGCTCCCGCATCCAGCTCCGCGCCAGGAGCGATTTCCGAAAGACCCGCGCCAATGGCTGAACAGGGGCAAGACTTCATAGGTTGGGCAGGCGATGACATCGACATCTACATCGTCCTGACCGGCTACGACGGCTTGCCGCTCGACCTCACCGATTGCGTGGTGAGTTGGGGATTGGGATCGGTCACCTCCGCGCCGGCGACGCTCCTGAAGACTAGCGCGGTGCCGACCCAGATCGAGATGCTGGACACCATTCACGGCCAGATCTGCGTCCACCTCGACCCCCCCGATACGGAGGCCCTCGCCGGCCCCTATCGGCACGAGTTGCAGATTGTCGATGCTTTCGGGTCGATCGAGACCGTGATGACCGGCCACATCACGATTTTCAAAGCGTCGATCAAGCCGGGGGGCGCGACGGCACGCGCACCGCTGCGCGTGGTGGGCGACGACTGGGCGGCAGGGTGAAGAGGTAGGCATGGCGCGCATCCGCATTTCCGATATGACGGCAGGGACGCTGCCGATCGCCAGCTCGTCGCTGATCGAGGCGTCCGTCGTCAACGGCACGGCGCCGAGCGGCTACGATACCCGTCGCTACACGATCGCCGAGGTGCTGTCGCAGTCGGTCAACCAAACGATCACGATCTCAGGCGATGTCACTGGGAGTGGCACGACCGCAATCACGGCGACAGTGACGCGCCTTCAGGGCCAGGCGGTGTCTGCAACGCCGCCCACAGGGACACAAGTCCTCCAGTGGAATGGATCGGCGTGGACGCCCACGACGCTCTCCGCTGGCGGCGGCGGCCTCAGTGGCATGACCGCGGGTCAGATACCGATCGCGGCCACGGCCTCGACTGTCACCAGCAGCGGTAATTTGTCGGGCGATGTCACGACAAGCAACTCGTTGGCAACGACGATTGTGGCAGACGCGGTGACGACTGCAAAGATCGCCGCCGGCAATGTCACCTATCCAAAAATTCAAAATGTCGCGGGATCTCGCCTCCTGGGCAATCCCACTGGCAGCGCCGCAGCGCCTGCCGAGATTACGCTCGGGACGGGGCTGAGCTTCACTGGCTCGACCCTCAATGCCGCGGGCGGCGCTGGAGATCCGTACTTCGGCAATGTTGTCCTGCTGTGCCATTTTGACGGCGCTAACGGAGAGAATACTCACCCTGACAGCTCGTCGTTTCATCGCACCGTTACCGGCACGACCGGCTATGTATTAACTACGTCCGAATTTAAGTTCGGTAATGCGTCGTTACAGTGCCCGAACTCCACCGGCTCTGCCGGTACCCCCGATAACGCTGCCTGGGATTTTGGCGCCGGCGAGTTCACGGTCGAATTGTGGGTGCGGCGCACCAGCACCGGGACTGACGCGCTTATCGGGCAATTCTCGAATCCGGCCAATGTCGGTTGGAGCATCAGGTCTGACACCACGACCAACAGTTTACAGTTTTTATATAGCACAGACGGCACTACGTTCTCGACTGTCAGTGCTACTTACACGCTGCCTCTTAATACTTGGGTACACGTCGCCGCCGATCGCGATGCCCTCAATGTATTGCGACTTTATGCCGATGGCGTCGTCATCGCATCGGCTACAGCCGCAGTAACATTTTGGAACACGACGGTGTTGCTGATGATCGGTTCCGACAGCACCGCGCGACCTTTTGGCGGTCAGATCGACGAAGTTCGCATAACCAAAGGCGTGGCCCGCTACGCCGGCGCGTTTACGCCGCCGACCGCAGCGTTCCCTGATTTCTTAGGGGCCGGGACAATCACTGGAGTGACTGCCGGGACAGGTCTTACCGGCGGCGGCAAGACAGGCATCGTCACGCTCAATCTGGCGCCTATTACGGCAGCGCGGCTCCTCGGCAATCCGACCGGGTCGGCGGCGGCCCCGAGCGAGATCACGCTGGGGACGGGGCTGAGCTTCACTGGCACGACGCTCAATGCGACAGGCGGAGGCACAACCCCGACCGTAACGACCAAAACAGCCAACTACACGGTCCAGGCGTCTGATCTGGGCAACACCCTGATCTTAGGTGGCACCAATCCCGCGCTAACCTTGCCAGCCGGTATCTTCACGCCCGGCAAGACGCTTACCCTGCTGGTTACGGCTACATTTGCTTGGTCGATTACTAACTCGACCGGTCTGACGATCGTTGGCCATAATACATCGACTATGCCAACTGGTACATCCGCCACTCTTGTCGCCAATGCAGACGGTACAACGCTCAATTTTATCCCCGGTATGCAGGCTCCATCGGCTTCGTCGCTTGGAGGGGTAAATTCAATAAGTGCTACTACAAACAGGTTTCTTACCGCACTTAGTGGGCAAGGTGTTTTTGCGACAGCTCAGCCCGCCTTCTCCGGCATCACCGGCACCGCAACAATCGCGCAGGGCGGCACCGGGCAAACGACGGCAGCGGCGGCATTGACCGCGCTGGGGGGACTACCTCTCGCGGGCGGCACGCTGACCGGCGCCCTCACGATTGCGCCGCCGAGCGGATGGAGTACTTTTGCGCTTAATAAGACCGCTGGCAGCAACGCAAACAATCTTGTTGGGTCTGTTGCCTCGTTGGGCCGCTGGGACATTTTGCTCGGGGACAACACTGCCGAGAGTGGTGGCGGAACGAACAGCGGCAGTGACTTTTCGATTAGCCGGTACACCGACGCCGGTACGTGGAACGGCAACGTGCTGGCGATCAACCGCGCCACCGGCAATGCCACGTTCAGCGGCACCATCACCGCTACGGCTATAACGCGCCCGGCAGGCACCGACAATTTTAATATATCGACGGCCGCGGGCGGCAACCTCAACCAGATCGGGCTGCTGGCCGCGACGACCTACACTAACGGTGCCCTTACAGTGTACGGCGCCCAGCAGAACTACGCTGGCATCGTCGTAGGCAACCCGACTGGCGGCAACAAGGGCGCGGACACCCTCAACGCGTTCGCCGTCTATGCCAACAACGTCCTCTTAACATCCGACGCCCGGCACAAGGAGGACGTGGAACCGCTGCCGGAGGGCTGCCTGGAGCTGGTGCGGGCGATCGAGCCGAAACGGTTCAAGTTCCGCAAACCGGAGCCTCCGACCGCACCGGAGGGAATGCCGAAGCCGCCACCCATACCGTTTGAGCCGCGCACGCAGTGGGGGTTCCTGGCGCAGGATTTTGCAAAGGTCATGGACACGGCGGTGGTCACCGACAAGGAAGGCAACCATGCGCTGGGGGTCAGTGACCTGATCGCGACCCTTTGGTCCGCGGTTCGGGAGCTATCGAACGAGGTCGCCGAGTTGAAGGGGAAGCGGCGGTGAGTCTCATGCTCATCGCGGGGATGTTCCTGGTGATACTGCACAGGGCTGATGGCGGAGAGGTTGCTGTGTCGTCTTCGCATATCACCTCTATGCACTCGCGGGCGCCGGCCACCGGGCAAAACAAATTGGTCACTGGGGAAGCGCGCTGCATCGTCTGGCTCGCCGATGGGAAACAATTGTCGGTGCTGGAGTCGTGCGATGTCGTCCAAAAACTAATGAACGAGGCGGCGAACAAATGAACGAAGATATGACCGATCACGAGCAACAGATCCGCCAGCGCGCCCACCGGCTGTGGGAGGAGGCCGGCTGCCCGGAGGGCCGCGACGAGGAGTTCTGGCACGCTGCCGAGCGGGCGAT